TGTCCGTCTCGGTGGCGGTGTCGTGTATGAGGTTCACCACAGTAACAGCTGTCTGCATCACAGAATCCCCCTGTACAGCAGGCCGTGCGGGTCACTGCCCAGCGCGGTGCGGATGATCTCATAGGCTTCCTGCCGGGTGGCTGCGGTCACACTGGCATTGCTGCCAAAGGTGACGCTGTAGCCGTCGTTTGAGACGCTGGCAGCACCAGGCACAGCGCCCGCCGCAGATGCAGCGGCCAGCAGGCCGACGATCTGCCCGCAGGCATCCGCCAGCGCTTCCCGGCAGGCCTCGCACCCGGCGGCGTGGCTCTCCGCCCGGCCAAAGGTGGCGGCATCGATCATGCGGGAAGCCCGGCTGCACAGCACCCCGAAGGCGGCTTCCGGCACTGTACCGCCCGCCGCCGCATACTGGTCATAGGTGCAGTAGAGCATGGCCTTACGCCTCGATGCGCTTGATGTACAGGGTCTTGGGCTTGGACACCTTGATGCCGTACACCTTGCGCCCCTGCACAGCGGATGCGCCGATGTACTTGCCGGAGCCGCCCAGATCCTGCAGGTGCACCGGGGTCTGCCACTCCATGACGCGGTGGCACCAGTTGGGATGGCCGCAGATGAACTCGGTGGTGGTCTTTTTGGTGGCCACGCGGGTGGCGTTCTCAAAATCCATGTTGTTGGACTCGTACACCGCAAAGCCTGCGATCTGGCCCACCGCGCCGGCCTGCACCAGCTGCTGGGACAAATCGCCCTGCTTGATGAAGCGGTCGTCCTGCATGAGGATCTCCAGATACTCGGGGCTGACGATCATCCAGCGGCCGGCCTGCGGCACGCCGTTGCGGCTCAGGGTGCGCTTTGCAGCCAGAGCCTCCTTGTAGGCGGTGGAAACGGTGCAGGCGGTCTTGGTGGCGCTGATGTTGGCACCCGCTGCGCCCTGCAGCGCCTCGATGGACTTTTTGTCGATGGACAGAGCCATGGAGTAGCCTGCGCTGTCCAGACGCTCGGCGGTGATGTCGTCGGGCACGGAAGCGGCGTCGAAGCCGTCGATGATCTCGTTCACGGCCTCGTCGTTGTCGATGTCCAGATCCAGATAGGTGGTGGTGCCGGCATCGGCATCCACGCCGTTTGCCTTGTCGTAGGCCTTGACGGCAACCTCAGTGTCGCGGACAGGGATCTTGACCTTACCGGCCTTGGGGCTGCCCTCGTAGCGGTTGTTGAAGATGGTATTGTCGCGGGTGACCAGAGTCGCACGCAGCTTTGCATCCACCAGAGCGGAGTAACGCTCCTGACTTGCATGTGCCATAGAAATCTCCTTTCGTTGTTACAGGTTCAGTTCAGGGTTCAGGGATTTGAAAGCGGCTTCCAC